CTGCTGTAAACGTAACCACCAAAGTTAAGTTTACACATTTCAAGCAGATCAAGAGCTACGTCAGACATTGTTATACGAACTCTAGGACGAATGTAGAACTTACCATTATCGCCCTTCACTACTTGAACATCTATACAACCTTCCCCGTCAATCAATCCTGCTAAATACTTCCAACTTACTCGCTTCATGTATCCTCCGATACGAACTGCGTTATTGGTATTTCGTGTTCTCTCTGATTAGGCTTTCGCCCTCCCAGTTATTCAGAAGAGGTTTTACATCCCCAAAATGTTATAGGCTAGGGATAAAATTCGCAGAAGTAGTCGTAGTAGTATGATTAGTACCAAGACCCATATTTAATTCTCCTTATTTAGTGTGTTAAACATTAACCTTTCATCGAACACGACCTTCGCTATAAGCTTTAGCGAGTTCAGCCTGAAATTCGTCGCTATAATACTTGGCCTTGTTGTGGATAGCCATATTCAAAATATCTTGGCGACGATAAACCTTCTTAGCCGTCTGACCACTAGAGCCCCTCTCTACGGAAGCGGATTTCAAGGCCTTCTCGGCACCCGCCTTACGCACTTCCTTAGCATCCTCCACCTTTACATTGTGTAGGGAGTAATAGAGATCGAGCAATTCCCCTCCGATCTGGTAGTCATAGTTGGCGTTAGCCTCCATGAACAACTTCGTCCGCATCGGGGAAGCCTGAATCCAATTAATGAACTCAGGTTCTTGGACAGTCTGGTAAGCGTTCGGGTACTTAGCCTCAAAAGAAGCCTTGGCCCTATTACGCTCCTCCGCAAGTAGTTTCTCCTCCAGCTTCTTCAGCCGAGGATTATTATCAATTGCAGAACTAAGTACGGTATCAGGATCATCGAGGAGGTCATCTACCCCGATTTTCTTCTTTGTATCTGTGGTAGCGTTGCCACCGCCATTGAGTTGTTGTTTGATCAGTTCGTCAGTAAGTCTGCGTAGTTCGCCAATCTCATTGCTTCTGCGACCGTATTCTTTTTCAAGCTCAGAGTAGGACTTGATTATATCCTCCATACTCTTACCCTTGAACTTCGGAGGGATGAAAGTGCTTTCCCCCTCCTCTTCTACAACCTCTTCTGCAACTTCTTCAGGTTTTTCCTCTGATTTCTGAGGAACCAGTTCGTCAATGTTGCCGAACTCTTCGCCTTCACCAAGAACTACATCATCCTGCTCAACAATATTTGCCACGTTTTCCGCCTCTCAAAAGGTTAGGGTTTATCATACTACGGTTCATAATAAGAGCGTTTCTTGGCTTGTGCAGCCCGACGCTCCCTTATCCTGGCCCACCTATCGTATGCCCCTGAGTACGATGGGTCTGTGCCATCTAAGGAGATACGAGGTGCACTTAGGCACTTCTCAGCTTGTTTTCCGCACTCACATTCAATCTGTTGAACGCTATGTGGGACAAGCTCTTCAAAAACTTTTCCGCAGTGTTTACACTTGAAGTCAAATAGAGGCATCCTCATTCACCATTTGGTCGTAGATGGCCCTCGTAAACTGCTCATAACCTGCCATCTGTTTTAGCTTGAAGATTTCACCCCTACGGAACTGCCAAGAATCATTGGTAGGGCAATCCGCCTCCGGGGCCAGCAGACATTGCTCCAACGCCTGATTGATTTCCTCCTGAAACAGCTTCCATCCCTGGCTGTTGAACATCTCCAATTTGGCTTCGTACTGTACTTCCTGCTCTCTGTCCATATTTTTCCTCTGATTCGGCCTGCAAGGCGTCAGTCATTGCTTTGTAAGTGTTTAATTGTGCCCCAAGTTTCTCGGCCTCAGCCTTAGCGAGCGTAAGCATGATTTCTGCTTCGGTCTTAGCCGCTTGGTCCACTGCTTTTTGTGCGTCTAAAGTAACTCGGGCAATCTCAGCCCTCGCTCTAAGGAGTTCCACCTGAATCCGTGCCTGCTCGTTCTTTGCCTTGATTTGAAGCTCTTGCATCTTGACTTGAGTATCAAAGTCAGGTTGTGGGGGCTCGGGATTCAGGATCTTTTGCAGCATACCGTCAATAATGTCCAACATCTGCTGTTTATTATTGATAGAACTATTATCGTAGATATTACGAATCAGCATCCAGAAGGCCGGGGATTCTGCCGGAACAGTTGATAGCAGGCTAGAAAGCTGCTGCTGTTCAAGCTCTCTGGCCATGATGCCGAGAGTAGAATGAACGACAAACTTAACATCCTTAACCGGATAACGGTCAGGGGCGAACTGCATGTATCTCCAAGCTGCTTTGTGGATGAGAGGTTTAGTAAAGTGTCTCTCAATATTGGCAAGAGTACGCTTGGATCGCTTAATTGAACCGCCCAACATCATACTCATACCAGAGGCGGTGGAGTTTCTGGGGCTTATACCGACAGGGGTGGCACTATCCATAGCGCCTGTCCCCATCTGGATCATCCGCTCAAACTCACCAGAAGCAGCGAATGTGTTAGTACCAACCTGCCCAAAATTAAAGGGCATCAGGATTGTTCTAGGATCGCCATTCGTGAGAATGGTACGACCCGGCCTTACGCTTAGATCACCTCCTCTCGGGATCCGAGTGGCGTCCATAGCCATCATCGGGTGAATAGCAAGGGCCATCGCATCCATGCGACCCCGAAGCTCTGCATCTAAAGCCTTCTGCGGGTTATAACCCTTCTCGGCAATGCCACGGCCCCAGAAACGACCGGGAACGGTATCCCAAGAGAAGGCAACGAAACAGCGATCCTTCATGGTGTAGGGGTTCTCAATGGCCCGCAGCAGAACCCCGTCATTGGCAATAGTTACAATCGCCTCAACCAACTCATATTCATCTGGCTCGTAGATAGACTCATCCATCTCCTCGCCTTTATCTTCCTCGTCGGGCTCACCCATCAGGTAAGCCATCGGAACAAGACCATGGTACTCAATAATCTTGACCTTATCTTCGGCCACGGAGGGCTTAGTCTCGCCCTTGGCAGTTACGTCCTCGTCATCAGGATAAGAACCAATGCTATACTGCTTGTAGATGCCCTCTGCCTGCTTTTTAGCGATGATGTGATGCGGTACAGCGGCCATAACGTGCGCCATACCCAAAGCGTCCTCAATAGACGTAGCGGCAGGGTCAATAACGAACTCTTCCGGGCTTACCGGGATGAGTTTGACCACTACCTTAGTATTTTCAGAAGCCCCCGCCTCTGTAACTGAGTAAACTCCATTGACAGGGATGGCCTCAATGGCTCTTTCTACTTCTTCCTCGACTACAATTTTGCCAATACCCTTACCATACAGGGCTCCTAGCAAAAAAGACTCCGACATTGCATCGGGGACACCAGCTTCAGTGAGGTCTTCATGCAGAAGGTCACGGAAAATGGTTACATCTTTCTTATCTTGGTCATCTAGATCATCTGAAACATCAAACCAACGGCCACGACCGAAGGTTGCTTCCTCAACATCAGCTACAGCAGTTTCAATAGCCTGCTGTA